ACTTAGTAAAACTAGAGCTAGAGCTATTGCTAAAGATGCCTTGCCAACTAGTGTTGGTTTAGCAGCACGAAAAAGCATGATGGCTTTAAATAGGTTGATGGTACTTTCATGGGTAGCAGGTGGAATAAAGAATGTAGGTAAAGATATAATAAAAGGGGGAATAGAATCAGTAAAAGAAGCAATGGAAGTATCGAAAGGTATTGGCAGTATGGAATTCGGTACAGGGAAAACACTACAAACTCGTCTTGGCAATACCGAACGATCAAGAGCAATAAGTGCAATGCAGAACGTAGGTATATCAGCTAGATCTTATCTAGGCCAAGAGGCAAAAATAATGAGCCAAGACTAATATATTTTGCAGTCTATCATAATATAATTTATGTGATTTCTGCATCCACTTTTATAACAATGGAAACACAAACTCAAGAAGGATATATAGATAAAGAAACAAGTCAATGGGTTGGTCCAATAGATGGATTTGAAAAGGAAGATCCAAAAGAAGAACTTGATCCAATATGGCAAATGGATTTTGAGGACCTTAAAAAGTATAAAGATATACTAACCCAAGATGAATATCTAGAACTACTATATCAAAATTATCCATCGACATGGATGGAAGAAAATCTCTTTGATCCCAATAACCATGAGGAAAAGTTAAATGTAAGATGGTATCAAAGAGAAATGATTAATTGTAAAAACCCATTACGAATAGTACGAGCAGGCAGACAACTTGGAAAATCATTAACAATCAGACTATTAATAGCATTTTTCGGCTTTAAACGAAAGAACAGTAGAATTCTAGTAATTGGTCCTCAAAAATCACACGTAGAGCAAATATTTGATGAACTATTAGAATTACTATCATATACACCAGAACTTAACAGTAGAATAAAATCTAAAAGACAACCAATGCAAATAACTTTTCATCTTGAAGATGGAAGTGTAAATAAAGCATTATTTATGACGACAGGAGAAGATTCAGGTGGTAAAGCATTAGCAGTAAGAGGAAAAACTGCAAACGTGCTATTGATAGATGAAGCAGATTATATCAACGATACCGCTATTCAAGATGTAGTAATTCCTACAACAAATGCTTATGAAAATCCATTTATATGGATGTCATCTACTCCAACCGGGAGAAAAGGTCATTTCAGAAACTCCTGGGATTCAGGTTATTATTCAACTTTCCATTATACTTCTCATGTTAGTCCAACATGGACCAAAAAGAAAGATCAACTTGCTCGTCATGAAAAAACCAAAATGGGATATTTACATGAAATTATGGCAGAATGGGGAAGCGACGAGGAAGGTGTTTTCAATCGGGATGATATGAAAACATGTACGGATATGTCCAAAATATTGTTTGAAGAAGAGAATCAAGAGGGAATCAAACGTCAATATAAAACAACAGATGATGAAGAGTATCTAGATAATATAATAGAACCCAAGTGTCGCATATTAGGGGTTGATTGGAATAAATCAACTAATGGTACCAGATTAGTATGGTGTGATTTTGATAAAAATCACAATATATGGTTTAGAAACAAGTGGAAAATAGATGATAAAGAATTTACGCAAAATGTTGCAATGAATAAAATTATAGAGTTACATGCAAGATTAAAATTCGATTACATATTTGTAGATGTTGGATATGGAGGCGTTCAAATAGAAGATCTACATTTATATGGATTAAAGAATAAACATACTAAATTACATGAAATAGTAAAAGCAGTTCAAACAGATAGTCAAATAGAGATAGATGATATTGCCACGGGCGATAAAAGAAAAACATATGTGAAAAACTTTATTGTTGAAAGTACAGTAAGATTCCTTGAACAACATAGAATAAGAATAGCTGAAGAAGAAAATATTTCTAAATCTAAAGATGCAATAACAATATTTGACCAAATGGTTAATTTTTATATAAAACGACGAACACCCAACGGAAGACCAGTTTATGCATGTGATGCAAAAGATCATGATCTTGATGCTTTTATGTTCACCATTTATGGCTATTTAATAGAAGTTATAAAGACCAATAAATTATGGGATAAATTACCAACGGCCAAACCTAGAGGAATGAGTCGTGAGAAAATGTTGGATATTCAAATCAACAGAACTAAAGATGACAATGAAAGGAAATCAGAAAAACAATCAAATCCTACATATGTAAATAAAGGATATACGAAAAGAACCATCAATCGACAAGATATAAATACTGTCAATAGATTTGGATTTGGGAGAAGACGAGGAAGAAGAGGAATATCAAGAAGGATAAATAGATGAATCAAGACGAATATAAAGATATAAATAAATATAAAAGATATTCAGGTGGAGAATTAAGTCCAGCTGGTGAGAATGTAGACTATCGTGGGTATGAGCGAGTCAAAAAAGAAGAACCCAAAGTAAAGAAACGCAAAAGAGTACACCAAGAAAAGACAGATAAAGTAAGAGCTGAAGAAAAAGTATTAGAACAGGAACGACTCAGAGAATTTGCAGATGCACAAGAAATGGAACTGGACAAATTTATAGATTTGAGTAATTTGTCAATCAAACGAGGTGAAACTCTGTTAGAACGAATAAACAAGGCTAAAACATTATCAACCAAAAAATTAGATAAAAACCCAATAGAATTAAAAGACAACGATAAAAAACGATTAAAGGATTTTATAGGTAAGGACAAAATAGATAAAGAAGCAGCAGAATGTCTTAATAAACTAGCTAATTTTAATGAACTTGATAATGCCAGATCAGAGCACCTAAATGATGCAGATCAACTTGATGCATCACGTAATGCAATACAAGATGCATATGATGATAAGTTTATAGAGGATAACTTTCCTGATTTCGGAATAGATCTTATATTATTATTACTTTATTTAATCCCTAAAAATACAGTAATTATATTTTTCACTAAACTATGTGAGATGACTACAGGTATATTCAGTAAAATAGGTTTATTTGGATTAGGTAAAATTCTAGTCAAGATGTTTAAAAATATATGGAACTCATCAGCAAATTGCATATTAGAAATTATATATTTAATATTTGTTGTTCCAATGAAAAGGAAGATGGCAAAGAATCTAACACAAAACATGGCAGGAGCATGTGCAAATCATAAAATTGATGTATGTGATGATAACCCGGAAGACAATTATGATATGGATATAGAAGATGAAGTTGCAGCTATGTATAATAGTATGTATCCAGATCAAGCTCCTGATCCAGATGGTAAAAGATGCCAAGAAGGATATAAACCGTCTACAACAGAAAGAGCAATTGCAAGAGAATTAGTAGAAGCTGGAATAAGAGAAGAACAAAATGCGCAAAAAACCCGCAAAGTTGACGACGATGATATCAAAAAGAAATCTGGGGGAAATGCGTTTACAAATTTTAGTCTACTCGATAGAATGCAAAGCGATGGAAACTCGATGATAACAACGATGAAAGGTACTCAGAAGAAAATGTTTACCCCTAAGGGTAATCGTATTGTTGATAAAGTTGATTCAAACATTTTAGGCGTTATGGCAAACATAAATGGTCAACTTCAAAGAATAGATAGAGCAGTTACAAAAGTTATAGCATTAGAATTCTTAAGTCCTCAGGCTAAAAAATGGATGTGTTGTATAGTAAGATTTCTATATATTATGCTGCCCAGAATATCTCATGCTACTGGTAATAAAAAGATAAAACCAAAACTCAGTACTGAAGATTTCGAACAGTTTGATTTAGAGAATTATGCATTTGTAGATGAAGTACGAGCATGGATTAAAATAATAGAAAAACTAATAAATACTCTATTGGGTACAATGAGTTTGAATATAGATATAACAGGAATGATGAGTATAGCTGATATGTTTATTAATGCCCTTAAAATGTCTATATCTGAAGCATTATCTATTTTAACAACATCATTATATTCCAAGCTTAAACAAGGACTTTTTGGCACATTTAATAAACTAACAACGCAATTTCCTGACCTAGCATTCGCAATAGAATCATGTCCGCCTTTCGATTGGTTTATGAAATCTCTTGAATGTGGATTAGAAAACTTATTCAGTAGATTACAAATGTTATTAGCTCAGCTATGGGCTAGTAGTGCTAATCAGATGAAAGAGTTTGATATGGTTATTGGGATATCAGCAACAAATGGTAGTTTTAAAATTATGATGGATCTCCTAAATATTCTTCTTAAATGGGATAAAGCATTAATAAACTTTTGCTCATTAAATAAAACAGCATCCGAAGCTGAGAAAGAAGAAATAATGCAGCGGTTATCCAAAACATTAAATAAGAGCGAAACTCTAGATCCGAAGGGTTTACAGAATTCAGCTAAAATCGCATCTTCTGCAAAACCAGCTTATTCAAAACAACCGTTTATTGGACCATCGGAATCATCCAATAAAGATGATGATGAAATAACAATAGATCAACATACAAATGCATCTAATCCTATTTATAAATCTGCTTTAGATTCTCTTGATGAATTATATGGGGACAAAGAACCAACAGATGAAAAACCGGAAGAACTCAAAATAGAAGAACCAAAAGAGAAAATACCAACAGGAAAAACCTGGAATGTTAAAGAGGCAATGAAAAGTTGTGGTGATGAATTTACAGCTATTTTAAAAGATAGATCTAAAGACATTGCACAGTCCCATAATGAGTCTGCGGATAATATACGAAAGGTTGCTGGAAAGGAACCAACAAGTCCAGAAAACATACCGGAATTTATGAAACCAAAAACTGACAATTTAGATACATTAGAAGATGTAATCAGTGAATTGAACAAATATTGGAATATAGATGAAGATAATTACTATGATCCAAACAATCCAATAAATAGACAGTAATATAATAAGTATGGTAAAATTTAATATTAATAAAATATGGCAAATATAATAACACGTAAAATAAACGAGTTTAAAGCTAAACGCAATATAAAGAGCGCGAATAAAATAGTTAATGATATTGATTCTATAGTACGAAATACGATAAATAGAAATAATATACAACAAAAGGATTTATCACCAAAGTTAGGATCCCGTGCTATTGTCGGTAAATTAAAGAAGAGATTTGCACCTAATAGAAACGTATCCCAAAGTGGAATACATATCAATAGGTTTAACATGTCTGATTTGTATACTTCTTATGTGGGTGAAAATCTGATGAAGTTTTCTGTTGATAAATACACAGAAGCAACTATTCGTAATGGTCAATTTGTTGATAGTAAAAATCCAACTGTAGTTAAATATCTTAACAAAAGAATATCTGAGTTTGATATTGTATCGGGCTCGAGTTTTATGGAATTCATTAGCGATTTCATGGTTTCTCTTATCTTATATGGCAATGTTCCCATAATAAAACACAGACAAGAAAATGTGTCATCCGGTAAAAGATATGTGAGATGGGACGGTAAAAAAATGAAACCTATTGCATCTCTATATGTTGAGGATTTTCGTAAATTAATAATTGGAGATGGACCTGGTAATAAAACGCGATATATTAGAACACCAATGGATGTAGCTGATATAAATATGAACATGATTAATCCTTCGTTATTTAACATGAACAAAAGCGATATATTAGATGGTAGTCCTTCTATGTATAATCCAATCGCTGCTATATTAAGCGGTAGATGGGGACAGTTTTTCAGAAGAAAATCAAAACGAAATAGAGAGTATATAATCTATGATGATGATACTGATATACAACATGTTAGATATCATCATACACCAGGTGAAAAAATTGCAATGCCTCCATTTTGGGCTACTTTGAACGATATAGATTCTCTACGTAGAATAGAAGAAAATATAGAACTACTGGTATATCAATATGGTCATCCTATTTTACACGCAAAAGTTGGCGACGATAAAAAACCTGGTTCTGACCCAGAAGTAGAAGATATAAGACTTAAAATAGAGAATATAGAAGGAAACGGTTTTATAGCCACTGATAATAGAGTCATGTTAGATATGATAGGTGCTGAAAACTCAACTTTAAGACTTGAAGCTTATCTTGAATACTTCTATCGTAGAGTCTTAACAGGATTATGGTTAAGTGAAGTAATGGTTGGCGTTGGTGATACTAGCAATAGATCTACATCAAACACGTTAGATAAACTGTCTCAAGAAAAAGTAATGGAGCTGCAAAATATATTTAGCGCAGCAATACAACCGATTCTAATAGAATTGCTTGCTGAAACCGGAGCAAAAATGGGATGGATTCTTAAACCTGAAAACATACCTAGTTTTAAATTCCATCCAGTTGACCTAGAAGGTTTAATTAAAAAACAATCACATATACTATCAATGTGGGAAGCTAATATGATAACTAATGATGAAATGAGAAGAGAGACAGGAAAAGAACCGTTCTCAAAGAACGACTTAAATAATACATATACATATTTACATGCGATCCCATTAAAGAAGGCTGGTAAAGGTGAAATGGAAACTCCTTCTTCCAACAAGGCAAAACAAAATAAACTTACACCTAAAAATCAACATGGAAAGAAGAACGGACCATCAGAATCACAAAATGCATAACATGTGCAAAATAAGCTTTCAATTGACAGGGTATATCGCATTATGGTAGAATTAAACTAATTAGGAATATATATGGACAAATTAACAAAATCCGTACTCAGAAATATGTCGGTTGATTCAGAGATAACTTTACACGATTCTATAAAACTAAATAGCATTAGCTATGTTTCAAACAAGAACAAGGTTAATAGTATTGATAAAGTAATTCGTCCCGAACAAAATGAGAGAACATTTGAAAATGCTGTTAAACGCATAAAAGCTAAAATGGGATCTAAACAAGCAATTGTTGCCAGGGCTGATGCAACTCACTATGATTTTGTAAATGGGAACTGGTTTTTTTATATCCTTGATTATATAAAACAAAATGCAAAGACTTGGATATATTCTAAAAATGATACCAAGTGGGGTAAACCTGTACAAACAGATCATGTTCCATTTACAGATAGGACAATTGGGAGAATAGCAGCGGTAACACCCGTAATATATAAAAACCCAAGCGATGATTTATTTGTACCAAATGGACATATCGAATTAATATATTTTATTCCTGATAAAGATGCGATAGAAAAGATTATTGATGGCAGATACCATACGTTAAGTGTATCTGCTGCTTCAAAACCTGAGGAAGTCACATGTTCAATATGTGGTCTTCCTGTAAATAGTTTTGATTGTGATCATCAACGTGGCAAAACCTATGATGTCGAAGATGAAAAGAATCCTGATAAAACATACAAGCAATTATCCTACTGGAGATGGGGTAAACAGAGATATACTGAATTATCCTTTACACAAGTTCCTGCAGATGAAGAGGCTGCGAATAATCGTATAGAAACTATAAACATAAATGGCGATGAATATGATATTGGAGAACAAAATAAAGATTCTAAAAATGTTATAAGTCAGAGTACAGTTTTCAGTGCTGATATCTCACAAGGTGGATCTTTAACAAATATAAAGAATATAGATAATATAAATGTAAACAATGATAAATTGTTACTAACAGACAGTATAATATCTGACACATTTAAAAACGAGGATAATAAAATGAATGATAATTCTAAAAAAACAAATTCGACATCTGATACAATAATTAAAAATCAGGACAATGATCAACAGTCTAATATTGATTCTGATAAAAATAATAATATTTCTGATTGCGGTTGCGATGACACTAATCAAGATTCCCAACACTCTGATGAGAACGAACAAAAAAATAATGTTTCTAATTCTGATAAAGTAAGAAATGAACAAAATACACAAGACGCAGTTTTCTCATTAGTAATAGATATGCTCGAAAATAGAACTATTGATAATAACGATGCCGCAGAAATATTGATGGAAGAAACTGAAACTTACATCAAACTAAAACAACGTTCTTCAACTAAGGATATGCTTAATATCATTAATCAAGAAGTATCCAACAGGGACGCTAAATTATCCACCAAACAAAGAAAGCGTTTACCTGATTCAGCCTTTTGTGGTCCGAATCGAAGTTTTCCTGTTCCCGATTGTGCACATGTTACAGCCGCCAGACGGTTAATTGGGCGATATAAAGGACCAGGAAGCAAAAAGAGGATTAAAGCTTGCATCGAACGTAAAGCAAAAGCACTAGGCTGCGACAAGGATAATAAAGACAATAAATCAAAAGACTACAATAACAATTACACTAATAAGGAGGATTTTAAAGTGAAATACTCATTTGAAACCAAAGATGAGTTACTTGATAGTCCCGTAGTTCGAGAGGCAGTTGATAAAATCCAAACCGAAGCGGAACAAAAAGTTGACTCATTAAAACAAAGAGAAGATAAATTTGTATCTATAGCTATTGATTCTATTATCGATATGTCTCTGAGATTAAATAAACCACTGGTTAAAGATCTCAAAGACAAGAAAGATAATGAGTTTAAAGATGCCAAAGAATCTATTAGTAAAAAGCTAAAAGACCGAGGTATCGATGCCCTTTCTTATATGATCAATGATCTAAAAGAAGAAATGGATGAAGTCAGTTCAACTGATAAAAATCAAGAAGCTGTAAAAAATGCTATCAATAATGATGGCAGTGATACAAATAACAACACAGAACAAAATAACACGGACAACAAAAGTGACGATACAGAACAAAATCATCAAGATGAAAATGATGATGAAAAACCTGGCGAAGAAAACAATCAACAAAGTGCATCTGATAGTACAGATTCCAAAGATGATATGCCTTCTTTCGCTAAACCTGTAAGTTAATGTTGTCTAATTAAAATACGGAGGAATGAATTATGGACGAAAATAAATTCAATTTAGTATTTAGTGGTAGTTCTAATGGCAGAATTAACACTAAAATGAAACAAATTCCAGCGAAATTCCTGTATTCTGATATCAGTTGGGGGTTTGAATGTTCTCCAGGCGATAGACCTGCTGAACCCATTATGCCCAACAGGTATGCACCAATCGTAAAAGAAATAAGAAACAAAAGCCTTTTTGAAAAGGGCATTGTGATCCCTTATGGTACGATTATATCTGCTTTGCCTGTTATGAATAAAGAATATTATAGCAGTGGAGCTGGTCCTGATAATCTTGGTGCTGCCAGTGGTGATACATCATCTGGTAATCTAGCATTAGGTATTGGGTACGATGGAAGTTTAATTCAGGACGATCTCAATGATATGATTGATGGTTATGATAGAATTAAGCTCATCGCTACAATCGCAAATGGTGGTGAAGATGCTACAGATCTTTACACATCTAAAGATACAGACAGAAATCGAGTTGGTCTAGATGGTTCTCTGGTAGAAGCTGGAGATGCCTTTACAAGAGGTAAAAATATACCTTTTGGTTTTGTAACAGAAGATATATATCTATTCGAATCAGGAAATCGTATAAACTTCAACGAAGTAAGTTACAATAAATTCAGTACTTTTGCTACTGATTACTTTGTTGAAATGCCATATGTCGTTAACGATAGTTACAATGTTGGCGATGGCGGTAACTACGATGGAGATGATTCTGCATCTGATGTATATAAAGCTATCAAAAATCTGGGTATGCCATTTCTTTGGGCTGAAAGTGCAAGCGACCTTATAAATGGTGCATTTGTACAACCTGACATGAATGGCAAATGGAGAATGCAGTATAGTGGTAAGGCTAGTGCTGTTTCTGGAAACAAAACAGCCCAGACAACTGGTAAGCTTATTTCATTTACTAACAAGTATCCGAAAGATCTTGAAAACTTTGTGGAAACTTGGAACAATGCAGACGCCAGTAACTATGGTAAAAACTATAGTGGTGCTACTTCTACAGGTGGTACTGCTACATACGGTTTACCGTATAAATTATTTGTTATGATATGTACAATACTTTCTGCTGATAGCACTGAAATTTCCTATAGTAATATAAAGGATTTTCTAAACAGTGGCGAAGTGGGCATTGCCCGAATTAACGTACATACGTCATAATATGAAGGAGGAAATATAAATGAATCCTAAAAATAACGAACAAACACAAGCTAAACAGCAAAAACAAGTACATTTTACACGGGCTTGGGATGCTATCCTTCACAATGACGGGTATATGACATCTGAGAACGGAGATGTTTATCAAGTACAACTCTCCGACATGTTAAAAGAGGAAGATTTACAGCCTTTAACTACTCAGGCCATCACGCATGTAATGCAAGATGAAATCGAACCAATGTCAGTAGTTTATGATAATTTCTTTACTGAGCTTAAAATGACTACTACTGAACAATCTATAATTGTTCACAATATTGGTCCTCTTACTGTTGAACCACTTGGTAGATATGGTACAGAATATCCTGAAACCAATCTAGCAATTGATCAAGACGGCCAAGAAATCAATCTGAGATTACAGCGATATGGTATAGAACTTCGTATGCACGAAGATGCTGTATCTAGAAACCAGATTCCTTTAGTATCTTTATGGATGAGACGAGCTCGTAATGCGTTCGCTCGAAATAGAGAAAAACTTGGATTGGTTGAACTGTTAAAAACTGGTATTGTTACTTTCGATAATAACAGTCCCGGTGATTATTCTCATGATGTTGAATCTTTGACTGGTCGAGATATTAGTGGTGCTTTCAATGGTACTATGACTCTCAATGATCTAATGAAAATGTATACAAAAGCTCTGCTTGATGGTTTCACTCTTGATACCATTTTAATGCATCCTTTTGCATGGCAAACTTTCATGACTGATCCCGAAATGAAGGAAATTGTTGTTAATAACAACACCATTACTTCATATCGCCCGCCAAATGGTTCTGGTGCGACTGGTAGATTTAGTGCAATGGAATTCAAAAGAAATCTTGGTCTGCCCTGGTCTAAAGGCGCAGGTAATGATGATTTGGATCCCACTTTAGCTAAATTGGGCCAAAATCCATACAGTTTAAATAACTCAGTATTGGGTGCATCGTATAATATTAAACCAAAATACTGGCCAACACCATTGAACATTGTTGTTTCACCTCATGTTCCATTACGAACAGTTAATGGATCCACTGTAAGTGATATAATTTTTGCTCAAAGTAACGAAGCCGGTCTTGTATTACGTGAAGGTGAACCTCTTGTTCGAAGCTTTAATGTTGAAGAAAAAGAGGCTATCGTAACACGTATGCGTGAAGGTTTAGCATTCGGCACAATGAATTTAGGTAAAGGTGTCAGAGTAGCCAAAAACGTTGTTGTAGGAAGGAACTATGTATTCCAAAATACAAACTCTGTTTCACTTGGTTCAATTGACACATCAGCTGATCGTATGCCTTAATTAGGTATAAGATTAACTGACAGATAAACTAGAGTGCTGATTAATCAGCACTCTAGTTATATAAATATATAAGAAAATATAAATACTTAAGGATATAAACATGGCGAATAAAAAAAGCAACAAAAACAAAGAAGAAATAATATACTTCAAACTGGGTAATGCTGCTCTCAAATTTGAAACACCTGATGGCTCAGTAAATCTTAACAAACTAAGTGGTAAAACATCAGGATCTGTTTCCAGTAAAGATGGCTTAACATATAATATGGTAAGACGAGCCATTATGCATGGTACATTAATTCAGACAAAGAAACAACTTAAAAACGAAAACCCTGCGAAACCCATAAACATAGAGGGAATGGCGGATGAAAAAGCACGAGCTAAAAGAGATTCAGCAACTTTACTTCGAAAGATGAAAAAGGATAAACTTTTGGAACAAATCAAAAGTATAAAAAACCATAATCTTCTGTCTAAAATGATAGAAGACGAATCTCAAGGTAAAAATGTATCCAGACGTCCTCGTGATGCTGTCATTGATACCTTAAAAGAACGACTAAGAGAACTACAAAAAGAAGCCAAATCAGGAATGATTTCATACACTGAGACGAAACAGACTAAAAAGAAACTTGAGTCTGAAAACAATAGTGAATAATAATTAGTCCCAAATGATATATAATGTTAACGATAGTATCAACATCACCAACCCATCAAGCTGAAAATGTTTATCTAGATAAAACATTAAGAGTAAAATTCTCACACGAATTACGTAATTCATCGTTAACAAAAGACAATTTTAAAATATACTACTATCCATCCTGGAATGGCCAAATAGCAATTCGATCAATTGAAAAGGAGGAGGACGATGAGAATAAAATTCTCATCGTCCCTGAAGTTCAATTTCCTGAAAATACAACACTAGTATTATGGATAAGAGGCGATAATAATCTAGATGATGGAAATGTAACCGGTGTAAGATCGTTTGAAGCACAGGGTTACATGGATGGGCATACTGAAATAATATTCACTACAGGCACCAAAGTAAGAGCAGATGACATAGAAACTGACGAAATAGATGCACCTGCAGAACAAGCCAGACCCGGTACTGGTCAACCAAGTATAGATGCTATCTTCGGAGATGATTATCTTGATGTAATAGCAACTTATCCTCCGGATTTATCATCTAATGTATCTGGATTAACTGAACTAGTATTTAAATTTGACGAAGCAGTAGCTAATGTTGATACAACTAGTGGAGTAATAGCACCTATATCGGGATTAATGGAAGTAACATCCACATCTTATATATACGGAAATGAAGTAACAGAACCAGTAATTAACAGTGAGGATATAAATATAAATAATGATATAGTCACTATATCAGTATCCGACGATGATTTCAGCAAAAATACAGAATATGTATTTACCATACATAGAGAGAAAATAACCAGTATAACTGATAAACAACTCCAATATGATTATTCATTAAAGTTTGGTACAAAATTGGAACCAATGTACACAGATATAAATACTGTACGTAGACTGGGTGGATATTTAGTTCCGGAAGATTTAGAAGCGTATACAATTAACGCTCATATTCTATTAGCAAGTATTTGGTATCATGAACAAATGGGAAATGCCAAATTATTAACACCTCCATATGCATGGAATGTTATTCAAGCAGTATCGTGGCGGGTTATATGTACTATAGCTCGTGGTATCGTTCTTGGAGATCTAGGATTTATAGAACGCAAAAGATTAGCAGATTTACAAATCGATTATGATTCTGATGGTGCTAAAGAACTAATGGATGAAGCCTGTCAAAATGCTTTAGACTATTTACACAAAGTAAAAGGCTATAATACAAAAACAGGTGTGAAAAGTAAACAAACGGATAGATATCCTGGAAGAAAGAGATTCATTACTAAATATTCAAGAAGAGCACTATTAAATCGCATATCAAGGATACGATAAATGCGCTCTAGATTTTTCAGAGATATACAAAAATTCATAGAAGAATATGGATGGTGGATTATTCTCAGAAGTTTCGATTTGTCAGAATATTCCAGATATTGGAATAAAGTATCAAAAGAAGCAATTGGTGGACCTGCTTATAAATACAATGATATAATACTTAAAGGTAGAAGAGTTGAACATATAAAAGGTGATACTGAAAAACCGTATTCAAAACAACTGGTTTCAGATGTTTTTGACTCGGTATATTATCTTCTTGGTCATGTTAGACCAAAGAAAGAAGATGTTATTATGGAAATATCACCAGAAGTAAATCAAGTTCCGACTCCACCTAGAAAGGTTCGGCCATATGAATTATTTGATATTGAACATGCTGAACCTAAGATAGAGAAAGGACTTATTGTTACAAAATGTTATTGTAACAAAAAGGTTCCAATTAATGATGAAACATTAACTGGATTAATACCTGTTAGATATAAAAAGATAAATTAAGGATAACAATATGCAAACTACGCACGAAATTAATAAGATTAAAGATAAATATAAAGATGTTAACAAATATAAAACAGCTGATATTGCATTGGCGGCAACAATGATGCTTAAAGGCAAAAAACTTTTGTATTTGGAACCATTGAATAATTACAGAAACAGAAAACCAGATATCTTTCACTTTGTGTTTCAAGATACAAGTGATCGTGAACAATTGGTATTACATTATTCTACAAATAGTGAAGAATTACAAGTAATACCAAATGCTTTCCGATCAACAATGAAATACTTGAAAGAGAAAACTAAAAACTACCCAGAAATGGAATAATAATATATAATGATTGCAGCTAACAAAAAGGATACATATTGGAACGAACTTGGTATTATTGACCAGGTTTATAGAATAGTGGATGCTTATAATAAAATTAAACACCCATATTCTATGACAGATAATATACACTTACAAGCTGCATACCCAGATTATATATTTGATAAAACGTCGCAAGCTAATGTAGAAACATCTCCACATTTGTTGATATGTTATGATGTCATAAAGAAGGAAGATGGTTCATATGGTGAAAACACTTTTAGTAATACTAAAAAACCTAGGCCAGTTTTAATGGAAACTAAGAATATAACTCTAAACGAAGGCCAAAATGATGAACGAGAAGCTAAAGAGGAAATATATACTAAAAGATATGACCTAACATTTAGGTTTGATTGCATGGCACCTACTGACACTGAAGCGTTGCGACTTACTTGGCTTTTTGAGAGAATGATGGAAATCCATGCAGAATATCTAGAAAGAGGTTGCCACCGATGGATATACATAGGAAGAAAACCTTCTTACTTTAATCGTGAGACTAAATATAGAAGCAGATCCTGTGAGTTTTTTGCTCAAGTTGAAGAACAGTGGCATATCTATAGAGACAAGATTCAAGAAATTAAACTTAATTATCTGAACCTCACCCAGAGAGATATGTGGGACATAGGTGGATTAAATGTCCCATCTGGATTTACAGGTAATAGAATATACGAAAACTTATGATAATATAACACATTAGGAGGATTTTACAAATGGCAGAAAATTATCCATACGTAAGTGGAGTAAGAAGTAACCTTATAGAAGGTCAAATTAAGGAGGAATCATTACCTCCTTCAGCAAATACCATATTAATTCTTGGTACGGCTGAAAAAGGTGACCTATTTACTCCCACACGATTAACCCCCCAAAATGCTGAGGAAAATTTCGGTGAAAACATAAATGATGCTTATCAAGGCTATAACCTTATGAAAGGTTTCCATGAAATAACATCATCTATGCCTGGAACCGAGGTAATCGGCATTAGAATTGGGAACGCAAAGAAAGCAAAGTTAGATTTATACGAATCTCAACAGACAAGTGGATCATATGAACCACAATCATCTGCTACCAAATCCCTCACTATAAAAGCAAATAGCGAGGGTGAGGAAGGTAACGGTATTATAGTAAAAGTCTATAAAAGCTCAGATGATACATATGGTGTTCCGTCACGATTAACTATTCAATTGCCGGATGGTGTAACTTCAGATTTCGATCTAATCAATGATTACACTACACCCGCAATTTTGGCCGCTGCAATAAATAACGATGCTGATGCATCTGAATATATAACAGCTGAACCAAATGTAATTGAAAAATCAGAAACAGCCAATATTGTTAGCGGTGATGTTTCTGGAGTTATTAATCCTGACATTAGTCTTGATGAAGATAACATCATCGATATTACAAATGTATATACTGCTTCAGAATATAATGACACTGACAGTGTAGATGCAGGTAGAACATCCGCAGAATTAGCGAAAACACCTGAAAAATCAATGGATGAAACAGAAACTACTATCAATGAATTTTGGACCGTTATTGGTTCTGAATTCGCAGTTGATTCAAGTGGTGATAATGTTTCGTCTGTTTCTCCATCTACTGTCAAAGAAGTATATCTGGAAAAAGCTAATACATTCGATTATGGAGATGTCGATCCTAAATTTAATGAATCCGCGGATGACGCAATAAAAGACGTAAAAGTCTATCTTGTTAAATCTACCGGGGTAACAGAAGATATTACAGACGGTACCGAAGTAGACAGCATAAGTCTTGATACTGGTAAAATAGTTCTTTCAGACTATCTTGAAGCTGGACAAGGTATAAAGGTTGAATATAAATATAATACAACCTTTACCGAATCTAAGCTAAGAAGCAGTCTAGAAATGGGCAATGCTTACAACTACTTTGTTACAGGCAACACTATAATGTTTGGTGGTGGACAAGTTAATCCACTTGAAGTTAAATATAATACCAAAACATCACATACGATCAGCGACGTTGATCTTGACGCGGGTACTCTAACCTTAGCAAGTGACGGTAGTGAACCAGAAGTAGGAGACATATTAAATATAGATTATGTATTTAATCCACAACTTCCTGCTGCAACTGGAGCTACTATTAGTGATACAATTACACAAATGTCGCAGTTGTCAGGTGGTTCAAATGGACGAAAGATGAGTAAATCAGAAATGTATACTCAGCTTAAGAAAGGCTATTTAGCAGCCGATAATACTCCTTGTTCGATAGTAATCCCACAAGGTGTATACATCGATGATACAATGGAAGGTCTGGATTATGAAACAGGCTTACCTGTAACAACAAATGCAGGTTTCCATTCACAGCTAAGTACCTTTTTAGCTAGACATAGCAGATATGTATCTGAATGTCGTGGCATTATGTCTGTTAAACCAATGACAGCTGAAAATCCAACTAGACCGACTCTAGAAGAGAAGGAAAGCTGGTACAATAGTCTTACAAATGTGAGCACTACAGATGGTACCAGAGCAGCTAATATTATATCAGCGATAAATGATTATCATTTAGTTGTTACAGTTGGAGATTTACTGTTAGTTCATCCTGAGATTTCAGGTGGTGCAATGTATGCAGAAGGAGCACATAATATTATTGGAGCAATGAAATTGAACCATGATAATACAGCTTCTTTAACCACTCGCAAATTGCCTGGAAATCTTATTCAAGGTATGCAATATAAAATAGTTGCAGCTGACCGCGTAAATACAATAAATAGTATGCGGTATACTTTGATAACTGAAGACAGTGATACTGGAGATCTAAAATTGGCATCAGCGCCAACTGCAGCCTCCAGTGATTCTCAGTTCAGGAAACAATACAACCTCGATGTTACAATTGAAGCTATAAGGAAAGTACGACGTCACTTGAAGAAATTTATTGGTGAAGCCAATAAAAAGTCTACTCGTGAATCAATGAAACGTACTGCTGAGCAAAAACTTAATGAAATGTCACCTGATAAATTAATCGATGCTAGAGTAAATATCATAGCTGATAGAACTCAGGCGATTTCAGGTAGCGTTCAAGTTGATTTACTGCTGGTAACAGCTGTAGAAATTGAAAACATTAACATAAGAACCAGAATAGAACTAGGTATATAAGATATACACTAGTTTACAAGGGCCCATATAATGGGCCCTTATTTTTTCACTTGAAGAATATATATTTAATCTAATTAGGAGGTAAAAACAATGGCTACAGCATATTCATCATTCAGCGGTATAGATATTATCGCAATAGTAGATGAAGTGCCTATAGCCACCTTTCAGGGTATAAGTTACTCGATAACAAGAGAAAAGGCTGAGAGTATATTTAATAGTAACTAGTTGACTAATTCCTTAATTCATGTTTCAATATAAGTAACTTAATTAAGGAGATATTGTGTCAACTAAACGAAAAACATGGTCGGCAGAAGATACTAGATATCTGAAAGCCAACTATTGCTCTTTGACAATAAAAGAAGTTGCTGAGAATCTAAATAGAACATATCAGCGACTTGTAAATATGTAAATAAGGGGCCTTTTAAAACTCCGTGAACCTCTAGACAAATGAGGATGTCGGTTTATAACCGGCTTACGGCGAATGCAATGACGCCGTGCCAAGCTTGGAAGGAAACTTCCTTGAAGGTGTAGAGACTATCAATGAGACTAAGTCATAAAATGATACGTCGATAAAATTTGTTAACAGCGCGGGGCACTATTTATATATCAACGTCTTTCTCTAGACATTTGAGATATATAAGTCAATAACATAGTCCAAATTAAAGCCAATTTACACATTGATTGACCGAGTGTGTATGTATAAGTAATTATACATAGAGAACGCAACTTAAATCGGTGAACCCCAAGGGGAATACCGAGGGTAAGACTCAAGAAATTGAGATCCCGTAGAGACTTCGGAGTTTAACTCCGTTAATGTTAATAATCTGGGCCGACTGGCCGTAAGGATAACATAAATGGGAAAATATAATATAAACTGTAGTCCAGATATAAATAATCCAAAAATGTCATGGGCATTTGGATTTACAGCAGCAGATGGTTCATTAGTTAAAACTAATAGAACACGTGATCCTAATATTATATCTTATACATTAAATGCAAAAGACGCAGATGTGCTATATAAGATAAAACATATATTTCAGTTAGATCACCCTGTAAAGTTTTATACTAATAATCAAGGAAAAGATACCGTATATTTGAGATTTACTGACAATAGATATGAACATCTATTGTTCTCTAAAGATCAATTAAATATCAAAAATGCTTTTCCTCAATCATTTATCAACAACAACACAAGACATTATCTTCGTGGACTCATAGATGGAGATGGATGTTTACATCATAGAAAACGTGGTGGATTTATGATTGTGTTTATAAATGAGAATGAGGAGATAGTTAAGAATTTCTCCTACTGTGTTGCTAAATATTTAGGTCTAAGTTTTAAAATACCAAAACTAGTGGAAAAAGATCATATATGGAGAATTCAATATGAATCTAGATCAGCTAGGATATTAGCTTGGTGGTTATATCATGGTGAAATTGATGAAATGTCTCTCCAACGAAAAAGAGATTCATATCAATCCATGGTTAATCCATTAAATAATAACCTAGATCAGTTTTTTGACGCATTTTTTGGTAAAGAACTTAGATACATACCTAAGAGAAAAAACAATGGACTTATTGTACCAATACCAATGAATAACCATGCAAATTCTTTAAATATATGTAAAGGAATTCAAAATGTTTGTTCAGCGTACAACGTAAAGTCTATACCTTTACCAGTAAATAAAGGAAATGTAAAATATTATATTCCCTATTTCCCAAAAGAATATGTTTCTAGCATTAAAATGTTGCGCCCCTTCAAATATTTACTTGAAGGGTGAAGATATAGTCCAATATGTCGGTTATTTTAGCATGGCCGAAGGAAAACTCCTTTAAATCAGGGAACCTAATATTAGGAATCCTGAGATAACTTCATGTTATGAAGTATTGCAGAGACTTTACCGATAATTCGCTGAGTTATTGGTAAGATAATATAAATGACACACAGTGTTTATAAATTATAATACTAGGAGCAGCAAATGAAAACAATAAGTAAGGAATTAATAGGAACCTCAATTGGAACATTATTGGGAGATTCCTGGTTAGAAAAATATGCATTAAGCTGTGAACATAGTAAACAAGATAGTGAATATATACATTGGAAAAAAGATATATTCGATCAACTATCTGGTAGAAAATGTGCTCTATATAATAGAGTTGGTAGAACAAAAACTATTAATAATATAGAAACAACATCATGTGATTCTATTCAACTAAAACTACTTTATAGAGATTTAGTTAAACTACTAGTTCCACTTATGTATAATGCGGATAATAAAAAGACTATAACCAACAAGGCATTAAATTTAATAACTCCATTTGGTTTTATTATGTGGTATTTTGATGACGGGAGTTTTAACTACTCTCAAATATCAAGTTCTATATATACTAATGGGTTTACAATTTATGAACATAAACTATTGAAGAAATGGTTGTTAGATAAATATAATATTAATGCAAATATTGTTAATAAATCAAATAGTAAGTGTCTATACTTTAAAAGGAAAGACACTCTTAAACTATTAGCATTCATAGAATCTAATTGTAAGAACATACCTATTTGTATGAGACGTAAAATTCCTATAGAATGGAAAAATATACATTACAATAGTAATTACAAATGGAACAGAATATCATACAAATTATCTGATTATGATGCTAAAAAGAAGATCAAGGAAAATCTTCTTAATTATCATAAAAATGTTGACAATACTAATATTGATAAAAATACATATTTCAATATTATTGGTTATAAAAACTGGAATGATTCATATAGTATTTCCAAAGCAATTAGGAGAGTATTTGGATCAATAAACGCTGCATTAATATATTCTAACTTGCCTACAAATATTTGCTGAAGATATAGTCCAAAATGCATGCAAATCCACGTAGTTTTAGTCGTAAACAATCTGCGACCTAATGAAGTAATTCATTAGTAAAAATGTTACTTGTACGGTGAAACCTAAATCTGATTAACCATTTTTGGCCAAAGGACAAGGCAATACCGTGGCTTACAATACAGTAAGTCGTACAGACTTGACAGGAGAATATATGGCAAATCAACATTCATGTGGTTGGTCAGTAAGTGAAGATAAAGTAATTAAAATGTATTACGGTAGTAAAACATATGCCGATATATCTAAATTACTTAAGAATAGAAGCAAACAGGCTGTTAAAAACAGGTGTAAGGTTCTTGGATTACAAAGTTCAAAGAAACAATGGACATCCGAGGAACTTAATATTCTTAAAAATAGCTATGCTAACAATCCACATATTTGTGAACTTCTTCCCAGGTGGAACTGGGAATCCATAAAAAGACAAGCCAATAATATTGGTTTAAAAGTTAAATATGGAACATATAAGTTCAACCATATGTTTTTCAACAAATTAACGGAGAAATCTGCATACATTCTAGGATTTATAGCAGCAGACGGTTATCTCAATATTAATGCTAATCGAATAGAAATCGGGCTCCAAAATAAAGATAGGAACCATTTGATTAGTATTGCCAATGCAATGGAATATAATGGTCCAATATATGAGAAACCTAAAAGTAAATCAGTTCGATTACAAATTGCTAGTACTAAGTTATTAGAAGACGTAATCGAATTATTAGGGGTTAGAAACAACAAATCTCTAACTTTAAAATCTGCTGATATCCCAAATATTCTTATGCCACATTTTATACGTGGCTATTTTGATGGAGATGGACATATAAGTGGATCTTCAAAAAGGATAGTATTTTTGGGAACAGAAGAATTCTTAGAATGGATAGATGTATATATACATAAAACTCTCAATACGAGTAAGAGAAAATGTCCTAAAAAGAAAGGACATGAAAATGTATATTATATCGGATATTATGGCACTGATTACAGTAAAGTTTGTAATCTAATATATAATGGTGCGACAATATATCTTAATAGAAAGTATCAACGATATGTTAATTTGTGTCGGAGCGTTAAACGCTAAATGTAACACATCCTGTTCCGGGATGAAGATATAGTCGATTCCGTTAGAAATAACGGTAGTCAATTTTGACGTAAATATAAATGGGAAAGCGTAATTATACTGCGCCTATATGTAAAAATACATATAGAAAATTCGGCTCTGTCGGAGGAGTCAATATATGAGAAAATTAAGTCCAAGAAATCAACATCTCTTACCTAAGAGTGCTACTGAACAAGAATGGAAGGAATTACTAATATCTTTAATGAGAGAATGTGCTGAAAAGAATGATAAACTCTCTTATAATTTGTTTAGAGATTTTATTCCAAATAGAAATCTTGCAAGATCATGTGAAAGAATATTCGGATCTTGGAATGAAGCACTTAGAGCTGCTGGATTTCCAGTAAAGAAGAGATGGAGAATCAATGATACTTACATTTTAAATAGCATTAAAAAATGCTATAATGAAAATGGATATGTTACTTATAGCATGTTAGAGGATACTAAAAAATGTGGCGTATCTGTAACAACAATCGAACGTCACTTTGGATCTTTTAACAATGCTTTAAAAAGAGCTAATGTACCAGTACATAGAAGTGCCGGTTATTTTGCTCACCCAAGAGTAGCAAAAGATGGTCATAAATGTGATTCAATTGCAGAAAGTATTATTGATAATTGGTTATATGAACATAAAGTAAAACACTATATACATTATGAGTATCCTCATGATGATATGTTCAATAACGGGTTTAATAATCACATGCAATGTGATTTTTATTTACCTGATAATAATGTATACATAGAATATTTTGGCATGTCAAGCATAAATGCGAAGACTGCTAAATATAGAGCAATAAGAAAAAGATATAGGACAACTATTACTAGAAAAATGGCACTATGTAATAAACTTAATATTAGCTTAATATGTATATATCATAATGACCTAAGAAACCTGGATAAATGCTTAAAACAATTGAAAACTCCGAGCATATAAATATTAATTTATATGTGTAACGACTCAGATTTAATTATCTGGACACATCATGTAGCATGATGTGTAAAAACCGAAAATCCTGTAAAAAGGATTATGGTATAGTCTATACACTTGGTGACAAGTGAATATATGGGAATCGCCGGTTCAATGATTACTACAATTTTTGATCGTTCTTCTTTGTATCAACTGATACATAGTAAGAATGATGAAGATTATATGTACTATGCGAAAGAAGGCGAAGGCTATCAGTTAGCTAATACTAATAATGACCCTTGGGCTTGGTCCAAGAGAGTTCAAAATATGGCAACTGATGGAACTTATGATACCGATATGCGAAAGGCCGAGTATTCAGATCAAATTATGCCGCCAAACTCACTAGAGTTGACAGCGTAGATAACTGATCTGCATAGTTGACATCTTATTACTTCTTATGTTATAATATGCATAAGGATTAAACAATGAATGATGTTAGAAATAAAGCAGACAAATGGTTCTTTGAGAAACTAAATGATTATGTTAGAACAAATGGCGTTCTACCATCTCGCATACAATTTGCAGACTCTCTCCAATTGACTATCGCAATGTTCGATAGATTCATGAAGAAGAGATTCGGCAATTGGAATGAGTTTATTATTAAGTCAGGATATAAACCACCTAAGAGGTTTATAGTAAATGATAAAGATAAACAAGAGATGATTGAGCAATTTGTTCAGTTCGAATCCGAATATGGATACGAACCTCAGTTACGTTCTTTCCGGGCAAAAGATGGCTATAAATGGACCAAACAAATAATACTTAAAACGTTTGGTACATGGAATGGTTATCGTAAAGCATGCGGAAAAACAGAATGTAATAGAGGGTCCATGTCTATATTTAGAGATGATAAAAAGCTCTTATCCGAGTTGAAAGAAACTTGTTTGAGACTAGACACTACAGATTCCAATGTTGTATGTGATCATCTCCTTGGCAGTAAATATTTATATCAATTAAGATTTGGTAACTGGCAAGCAGCAATAACTAAATGTGGTTTAAAACATATGTTATGCAAAACAGTAGGAAATCGAACAAAGGCAGAAGATGGACACATGTGTGATTCAATGGGTGAAGCTATTGTTGATAATTGGCTTTATCATAATAATATAGATCACGATGTACATGTTTCCTATCCTGGAAAAAATAGATGTACTTGCGATTTTGTAGCAAATGGTTACTGGATAGAGTTTACTGAAGCTAAACTGAACAGTAGCATAACTACGTCATACACTGATAGGTTAAATCGTAAGATAAAGATAGCAAAACATTTTCATCTAAACATAGTCATTATAGATAGACGAGAACACATTGACATAGTTCTACGCGATCTATTCTTAAAAAAGGACGGCCACCAGGAAGAGATTCCTGGTTGCAAATTGAGTGAATTCAAGGAAGGCTAAGTTATTATAAATAATATGCTAACCCTGAGCTAAGTCAATCTTGGGTTAAAAGAGATTGAAAAGTGCAAAGACTAGATGGTGAGCCCAACAATAATCCATCCACGAGCGCCCAACATCCTACTAGGATGATGAGATAGTCTGATCTCATGGGAAATCATGAGAAACAAAGGATAAAGAGCCTTTGTGTTAACACAATGTTTAATATAACGCTAATTGCTCAGAATGAAATTCGTTCCACCATAGCGTAAGTTATGGTTGCAAACGTGGCTTACATCGGTGAAACCCTACCAGGAACATTGGAGGGCAATACCGAGGGGTTAAGGAAGTAATTCCGAAAGCCCTGTAGAGACTTAAGGAGTAACCGTGTATAAATATAATGGATATTTTAATAATATCGACAGTATGTATTTACACAAGATTTATTCTTCCATTATTTGAGAGGGTTAATTGATGGTGATGGTTCAATTGGTATATATAGAGGACAATCTTCTATATCAATACGAGGAACCAAAGCTCTCTTATACTCCATTAAATCGAAAATCAAAGATATAATGGATATAAATGCATCATGTTATCAAGATAATTATACTTATAAATTAACTTGGTATCATGGTTGTATTGATCTTGGAGAACGAATCTACAGAGAAAAAACATTATACATGCAACGCAAATATAATAAATTTCTCTCTGTTCGGTGCTACCTAGAATCTATCGAATCCTATCGCGGTAGATTAACATGCCACGCCCTTAAACAAGCAGACCTAAAAAATAGGTACATAGATAAAATAAAGGATTTCCATTCTAAAAATGGAAGAATCCCAACTGCAAATGAGTTCAGACATATGGGCTCAAATGCTACTGTGTATAAATATTTCGGTTCATTTAATAATCTTATAAGATTAGCCGGATATATTCCAAGATCTGCAACTAAGGTGAAGATATAGTCCAGGCACGTAGTAATACGTGAATCACTAGAATATGGCCTTGCCGCTTGGCGCGCACTATTGGGAGTCGAGATCAAAATTAAGGTCTCATCACATAGTAATATGTGAATAAATAATATAGCTATATGCTGGAACAACTTAAAATAATCATAGGAGGTAACAAATATGAATGAGTTAATCAGCAGCGAAGGGCATCTCCAGAAGGAGGGTAAACCCCGCTCAGAGACTAAATGCTATAGAACCTATTCAGTTAACACTGATTTCTTTAAAATATGGTCACATGAAATGGCTTATGTTTTGGGATTTACAGCAACGGATGGTTATGTAAGAGTAAACAATAATGCTATTACTAAACCAAATGGTTCAATTATTAAACAGAAAGGTATATACCAGATAACATGGTCTGTTACTGATCTTGAAGTTTTAGAATATATAAAGAAAACAACCAAGGCAGAACATCCTATTAAGGAAAGACCGATATCTTACTATAAAAAGTATAAATATAAGAATGTTAAGAAACAATGGTATATAACTATAAACAGTAAAGAAATGGTGAACGATTTAGCATTATTAGGAATACTTCCTGCTAAATCTAAAACCATAGTTCTACCGGATAATTATCCGAATGAATTCATGTCTTCTTATATAAGAGGAATAATGGATGGAGACGGATGTTGGTCTTTAGATAAAGCACATAAGAAACAACATCCAAGAGCATTTATTACATCCGGCAGTAAAGAATACTTAACTCAGATAGGAAATTATCTGAAAAAACAAATTGGTATAATACCTAAAATTTATACCAATAAACGTGGTATTCATAATCTATCATATGGTGGTAGAGAAGTTGCTGCTCTTGCTTATTATATAATGCAGGATAACGGATTCATGATAGAACGTAAGTTTAAGAAAATGATTGAAACTATAAAAGGATATAAACAAGCAAAATGCAATGTATGTGGAAAACCTTTTATACATGTTGCTGGATTACAAAAGAAATGTAAACAGTGTAAGAAGAAACTGAAGGTTTAAGATATAGTCCAATCTATTCAGTAATGGATAGTTAATACAAATGCTTAAACGAAGGTGGTGGGTTA